CAGCCCTTTGATCTGAAGGATTGTTGCCTCCAACTGCGTGCGCACTGTGAAATCGTTGTCGCAGAAAACGCCGTAGAATTCTGGATGAAAAACATAGCCTCGGCGCGAGTAGAGTTCCCGAGAGAGAACGGGATGGCACATCAGACCGTCATCACGCACGGTGTCGGGCACATAGCAGGCCCAAGGCAAATTCCCTGCCGGCAGTTTTTGCAGTTGCTCATCCCAACCAATCGGCGGAGTGAGATCGTCGGCGATCACGACAAGAATTTCGCCCGTTGAAAGCGCGGCAGCGGTGTTCCAGTTTGCCACGCTTGATGATGCCCACTCAGGCGGCGGGACGCTGACAGCGTGCTCGTGATCAGCGAATGCTGCCAAGCTCGCATCGTCATCGGCTTGGATGCCGAAAATATGCTCGACATTCTCAGGATTGTTCGCTCTCGCGATCCATGTTTTTTTCGTTGTGATCGCGCGCTCGGGCGTGCCGCGAGTGGCGTGGAGTAGTGTTATTTTTTTCATGTGGTTAATTCTTCAAAGATCGTTTGCGCCCGCTCGCGTTCCTGCGGATCAGACATCCGACGATGCGTGTCATCAACCGGAATGCTCGGCTCAAAAGCAGGATGATGGTGAGCGAAAACAATGTCCCGCGCATCCACGATCGAATCGGCCTTCTGCGCACGAATGGTGAACTCGGCATCTGAAAATTGATTCTTGAATGCGGGATTGAATAATGCGTGTTGATCATAATGTTTGCGAGTCACGATTGCCATCGGCAGAAGCTCATCGGTTCGGTGGCCGTCAGAAATTCGTAGACATTTTTCTGACTCAATGTCGAGTCGATCGATGATCATTTGATCCCAGCCCGGTGGGCATTCCCAATCGTCAGACATCTGCACAAGGATGTCGCCCGTCGAATGAAATGCCGCTAGATTCCACGCGCCCACGGCCCCGCCATCTCGATCCTGCGCTACGCCGCCAAAGCGTTGCAACTGCGCGGCGGTGGGATCATCGGCATCCACGGCAAAGATGTATTCGATCGCAGCGGGATTCTTGGCGCGAGAAAGCCACAGGCTCATCGTCTGCACAGCTTGCAATGGCCTTCCCCTTGTCGCGTGGAGAATGCTGATCCTTGGGCCTTTTGAGCTATTCAGCAAGTCAGCCTCCAGCGCAAAAGCTTCCTTGGCTTTTCCTGCCATGCGAAGCGCCCAAGCGCGAAGGCGCGTAGCCTTCCAGCCGTAGTATTCGGCGCGGTGCGTCCATTGCGGGAATGATGGCACGGGGATTTTCTCCATGCGATCCAGAGCGGCGAGAGCTTCGTCGGCTTTGCCTTGATCGATCAGGATCGATGCCTGCAACGCAATCGCTTCGCGGCGGTTGGGATCGAGCTTCTCGGCAGCGGCGGCGAATCGCAGAGCCGTATCGCCATCCGTCATATTGCTCATGTTCACCATCGTCTCGTAGCGGTGAACAGCATCGACGCTTTTGAGCGCAAGAGTTTCCGCGCCGTAGCGGATCGCCTGCTCGCGCTGGCCTTGGATCATTTTCTCGTAGTGCAGATAAAATTTAATGTTTGGAGTGAATTGATCGTTGAACTCTAGGATGCGAGTGTTGCGCTCGTTGCTCGGCCTGCGTCCCAGCGACGGCTTGTGGTGCGCGGATTCCAGATCGCGGCGACTCCAGATTTTTATCGTCTTCGTTGGGTGCATATTCTCATGCACGGGACGCCACCACCATCCGGTTTTGTAGCGAAAGAATCTTTCCCGTGGCGCGCGCTTGTGTTGCTCAGGAATTACATAATCGGTGAGAATCCAATCGCAATCTTTCGGGCATTCTGCGAGCGCCTTGAGGTGCGGCTCAACTTGGGACTCTGGCAAGATGTCATCAATGTCAGCCCACATTACCCAGCCGTCTTCGCCTGCGAGATTGTAGGCGGCTCTCATCGCCTGATTCCGAGCGTTGGCGAAGTTGTCGAGATGCGGCCAATCTTCGCACAGCGGCGAGTTGCAATATTCAGCGGTGACGCACCCAAGTTCCTTGGCAATGTCGAGCGTGCGATCCGGCGTTAGCGATCCGATTGCGCGAACGACAACAATCTCGTCGCAGATTTTTTTGTAGCTCTCAACGCATCGAGCGATGCGTTCTTCTTCGTTCCCTGCAATGAATGCGGCAACCAGTTTCTTTTTTTGGTTCATGTCTAAATTGGGTGGCGTGTCAATAACAGAAAACCCGCCCCCTTGCGAGGGCGGGTTTCTGTAAACACAAAAACCAAACTGTCCAAACTTACAGGCCAGTCGTGATGCGGATGATGCTCGATCCGTCAATCACTTTCTCGCTCGCATGCTGGCGGACGCGCAGCACATTCGAGCGGCGGGCCTCGTCGCGGTAGGTTTCCGCAACGAAAGGCACGGGGCTGTCAGCGCCCCAGAGGATGGTGCGGCCAAATCCACCAGCGGCGAACTCGCCACCAGAGGTGTAGGCTAGAGCCATGTAGGTATCGCCCCACACGAATCCGCCAGAGTAGGTTTGACCCTTTTTCGCGGTGTTCTTGGGAGCGCGGCCAACGAGAACTTTCTCAACGCCGACTGCCTGGGCAACCTCCTGCTCGGAGAGCAAGCGGGTGCTGTTAGTGGCAACAACGCCGAACATCTGGTTCTGAACTTTCGTGCTGCGGCGAACGCGCTCGAACAGAGTCGCAGACATAACCAGAGTGTTAGGAAGGACACCATATTTGGCGAGTTCCAACTTGCCAGCGGCCACATCGGCGGGGAGATCGAATGTGGTGATGTTCGCCTCGGTGTAAGCGGCAGTCGAGCCAGTGCCAGAGATGGCAGTCAAGCCATTTGCGGCGTAGGTGAGCGCGGCGACACGGGCCTCGTGGCCGATCTGAATCTGGTTCAAAAGCATGTCAGCCACGGCAACCTCAACATCGAGGAAGCGAGCCAAGTCGCGCTGCGTGGCATCAGGAAGGATTTCCTCAAGGCCGTATTCCGTAGCGGCAAATGTGTCGCTGACGAATTTGCGGGAAACGCGGGGATAGGCGCTGCCTGCGGCGATCTTCGTAGCGTCGTCGTTCAATGCTTCGGACTGGCCGAGATTGATCTTGAGATACTCGCCGCTGCGAACATCAGCCACATAGATGGGCATGACTTCCGCGCCGATGAAAAGGTTCTGGCGGTTGCTGCGGCCTTCGTAAACGGCCTGCGCGATGTCGCCCCGGATGGTGGTGGTTGTTAGTGCCATAATGGTGGTTCCTTAAAGATTAGAGCTTGCAGGCGTATTCGATCACATCGCCGGTTGCGCCAGAATTGATCGCAGTTCCGAGGGTGATTCCGCTGGTGAGAAGGGTTCCAACAACCACGCCGCCAGTTGTTGCGAAAACATTGAGTCCCGCAGTCACGGGGCCGGGAGAGACCAAGCCGAACTGAGTTGGGCTGAAAAGTTTCACGCTGCCGATGCCGGTAGCAGAAACATCCTCTTGAACAACGCCGACGGCTTCGCTGGCGGTGACCAATGCGGCGGCTGCGTTATCGCCGGAGACTCGCACCAGCGTGTTTGCGGAGATTGCAGTCGCGAACGAGAAGCTCCGGTATGTGTTGTCGATTTGTGTGGCCATGAGATTTTAGAGATTGGTGAGTTGATTGGAATCGCGGAGAGCGATGTATTCGGCGGGGTGATTGCTCATCGCGAATTTGATCGCGGCGGTCTTGCTGCCGAGTTCGGAAGTTTTGTTTTCGATAAGAGCCTTCAGATCAAACTTGGCGGCGGGCTTCTCTTCGGCGGTGGCGCTGCCCTTCATGGGAGCGGACCCGAAATTTGCGATGATCGTATCCATCTTAGCTTCAAGCTTGGAGATAGGAGAGGCAGATTGGCAGTTGCACATTTCGTCCTTTTTCTCTTCAGCCATTTTCTCTTCGGGCATCTCTTCCATTTTGTTCTTGTAGTCGCCGAAAGCGGTTTCAAGAGCGGAGAGGCGGGAAAGAATGTCGGAGATATCGATCTCGTCTTCTTTGACGATCTCTTCAGCTTGGGTTTTTTCGTCTTCCATATTGGTGAGATTTTTGTCAACTGCCTTTGCCTCGAAACTGAAAAGGCCGGTAGGGTTGGCGGCGGGAGTTTGGACGAGATCAGCGCTGTAAAGTTCTTCGCAGCTTGCAAAGCGTTTGCCGTCGATCTCACGCACAGGGCCAGAGAAAGCGATTGAGATTCCGAAGGTGTCGGGGAGCTTCTCGGCGATTTCGAGCACATATTCCCTGCGCTCGGCGTTCTGGAGAAGGTTTAGATCGGCGACGAGTTTATCGCCTATGATGCGAAAATTGTCGCAGAATCCAACAATGTCTTTGATCCCTGCGCCGTGATCCAGATTGACCTTGACTCCGCCAGCATAAGTCTCCGCACAAGCTTTCACTTCTTGCAATGTAATGCGATCCACAAAAAGCCCGTGGCCCTTGGCTTCGCCTACGCTAATGACGGAAACGCCTTCGATGATGTCGCTCATGCGAAGGCGGCGATGTCAAAAGAAAAGGGCCGATGGAGTCCAGGTCGCTCGGCCGCTTGATGCGCTTCCTTGTATTCTTTCAGACAAGTAAGGGATTCAGTCGCCCATACGGACGCTTGCACCCGCCCCAAACTTACGACTTAGTGGCGAACCGCCCTCAATGCTCCACCGGCAAAATCATCATTGTATCATTTAATGATATCTTCAAGGTGAAATTCTTCCAAAGCAGCCTGCGCGAGCATTAAGATTTCCAGCTCGTTTTCTTCGCGGCAGCCTACAATCTCGAACGATATCGAGATTTCTGGCTTGATTCGGTTGGCTGAGATGTTGGTTGCCATGCCCGTCACAGGAACCTGCGCTGAAATGGACAGCGCCACCGGCCCGGCCGCCGGTGACGCCTTTATTCCACACACAGCAACCGCACTGGAAATCTGAACCTGCGGCGAGCCGACTTTGAGCTTGCCGGTAACGCCGCGCTTGATCTCGACAACGACTCGCTGGCGCTCGCGGTAGAAGCCACCCGGCAGATCGCGGGCCACGATGGGCGGTGGCGGCGGCGGGCCGCTTGGGATTTGAAGCAAGCCCTGCGTGCCGATCGACAGTGGCGTAGGGCTTGGCAGCAAGCCCTGCGTTGCGATGAGCAGGCTGGTAAGAATTGTCATCAGTCGCGAGAAACTGTCGTCGTTGTTGTCCCGTCACCGCTGATCGTTTGTGCGATGGCGCCAGCGGTGCGGCTCGTCGGGGTGACGGTGAGAACTTCGCCGTCTTTGAGGCCGTGGATGAGATACATTTCATCAATCTCCGCGCCGACAGTTCCGGTTGGGTGATCTCCCCGCGTAACAAGAGGATCGCGAACTGTGGTGAGTAAATACTCGTCGCCTGCCGTCGGCACAACGCACCAGTTAGAATCTACGGTGGCGGTGTCGGTGCCGGTATCGAAATCAAGAATGAAGCGCACCTGTTTCTCGTCGGTGTCTTGGTTTGTGACGACGATTGTTTGCCCGACGCACAAGGTTCCGATTGGCTCGAGCGTGATTGTGTTCGTAGTCGCGGAGACCGTCTGTCCATCTGCGATGATACGCTCGTCGGCAATTTGGCGCAGTCGCTTACCCGCCGATCTGTTGACATTGTGCGTTGCGCCTGTGAGAACTTCATCCCACACGGCATCTGCGATGCCTGCGGTGGTAGCGGTGCTGCGGCTTGAGATTGTAGCGTCAATGTTTGTTTTTAGGAGCGTGCCGATTGTGCTGCTTGTTGTGATGGCGGTGATTGCACGATCCCAGACAGCTTGAGCAGTTCCTGCAGTTGTTGCAGTCGAGAGATCATTCACAAGAATCTCGGCACTGCCATTCCATGCGATCACGCCAGAAGACACAGGAGTGATGGCGCTTGAATAAAAG